GACGAAGCAGACGCTACGCCTGCACAACCTCGTTATGATGCTGTTAAAGAAACCAACATACAAGACATGTTGTTCTTAGAAAACAGAGATCGTAAGTATGATCCAGACATTTATAAAATGCGTGGCATTTATAATATACAAGATATTGACTTTGATATGAGTCAATTCGGATTGTTCTTACAAAACGATACATTGTTTATGACAATTCCTATTAATTATAGTGTTAGAACACTAGGGCGTAAAATTATGCCAGGAGATGTTATTGAACTTCCACACTTAAAAGACGAACATGCACTTAATGATTATAGTGTAGCACTAAAACGTTTTTATGTTGTAGAAGATGTAAACAGAGCCGCTGAAGGATTTACACAAACTTGGTATCCGCATTTATACAGAATTAAATTAAAACAAATTGTTGACTCACAAGAGTTTAAAGAAATACTTGATTTACCTTCAGAAGAAGGAAGTACAAATACACTACGTGATGTTCTTAGTACATACGAAAAAGAAATGCAGATTAATAATGCTGTACTTGCTCAAGCAGAAGCTGATGCACCTAAGTCAGGTTATGATACTACAAACTTATATACTATTGCTAAAGATGACAATGGTAACGTAGCATTAAAAACTACAGACATATCAGATATTGATGCAAGTTCACAAGAACTATTAGTTGATAGAATTTCAGAAACACCAACACGCTCTGAGTACAATGGTTATTTGGTTGGCGATGGTGTACCACCTAATGGAGAAGCGTTTGGACATGGTCCTAGTTTCCCAACTAACTCAGTCGAAGGCGACTATTGGTTAAGGACAGACTTTATGCCTAATAGATTATTTAGACAAGACGGTAGCCGTTGGGTCAAACAAGAAGATTCAGTACGTATGACAATGACAAATACAGATACTAAAGCAACACAAAAAGGTACATTTGTTAACAACGCATCACAGAATGTTATTGGTGACGAAACTGTAACAGAAAGACAACCGTTGAGTAAAATTTTAAAACCGAAGGCGGATAATTAATGAGACATAAAATTGCAGGAATACTATTTTTAATTTTAGGCGTATATTTTTTAAATAACGACATGGGACATATGAACCACGGACCTAGCTTATTTGGTATAGGTGAAATGTCATGGATGTGGTTTACTATGGCAGTTGTGCATTTCCTAATTAGAGATTGTAACTGCCCAAAGTGTAAGGGATAACAATGCAACACTTTTATGATGGACAAATAAGAAGATACATTACTCAGCTAGTAAGACTAATGAGTAACTTTTCGTATGCTGATAGCAAAGGTAATCTTGTTCAAGTTCCTGTTATGTACGGAGATATTACAAGACAAGTTGGCGCCATTATAAAAGATAATAGCGAAAATAAAATACCAAGTGCTCCACGTATAGGAGTATATGTTACTGGATTAGAAATGGATCGTACTAGAACTGCTGATGCTACATACACCGGCAAAGTACATCTTAGAGAACGTGAATATGATGCAGAAGGTAAAGAATATTTAAACACACAGGGTAACAATTATACTGTTGAACGTTTAATGCCTACACCATATACACTAAAAGTTAATGCAGATATTTGGTCTACTAACACAGAACAAAAACTACAAATTATGGAACAGCTATTAATGTTCTTTAATCCTAGTTTAGAAATACAAACTACAGACAACTATGTAGACTGGACAAGTTTAAGTGTTGTTGATTTAGAAAATATTGTTTTTAGTGGAAGAACTATTCCTATGGGAATTGATACTGAAATAGATGTAGCAACACTATCGTTTTCAACACCAATTTATATTAGTCCTCCAGCTAAAGTTAAAAAGCTAGGTGTCATAACAAGTGTTATAATGAGTATCTTTGATGAAACTAAAGGTACTATTGATTTAGGAAAATCAATGCCAGAGCTTAATGCTTATGATGACAGTTGGGCAAACAGTACTAAAAACAAAGACAGTTCAGAAAGAATACACATACAAGTGAACACAGCATTAAACTACGATGCTATTGTTACTAACAATATTGTACAACTTGGTAAGAATGGTATATCAGGTGAAATTAATTGGCGTGAATACCTTGAAGTAGAACCTGGTGAATATAGAGCAGGATTAAGTAAAATTTATCTAAACAGAATTGATTTAGCCGCACCAGTTGTAGGTACTATTGCACTAAATGATTTAGACGAAACACAACTTATTGTTAATTGGGACGAAGATACTATTCCAACTAATACAGTATTAGGATTACCAAATAGTCCACAAAAAGGAACTATTGATGCAATTATTGATCCAACTAGAACTAATCCAACTAACTTAAAAGTACCTGGTAACAGAATATTATTACTAGGAGATATTGGTTCTACAGATAACACAGATGGCGCCGATGCTTGGAAAGATAGTGGCGGTAATGACACACTAGTTGCTAGTGAAAACGATATTATTGAATGGTCTGGAACAGAATGGCAAATAGTATTTGATTCAAGTACCAAAACAGAGCCATCAACTGACATAACATATACAACCAATTTAACTACTGGTATACAATACAAATGGGACGGTGTAGAATGGACACTATCCTTTGAAGGCGAGTATCGAAAAGGAAGCTGGCGTTTAGTACTCTAAATAAGTACTTGTATGGAACAAATTATTTGTAGTGGTGCTCTATTCTATTCGTTGACAACACAACGTTTCTTATTCTTACACCGTACACAATCAAAACAAAATAATGTTTGGGGTCTTGTTGGGGGAACTAACGAAGATACAGAAATCCCTTACAAAGCTCTACTACGTGAAGTTAAAGAAGAACTTGGTAGCGTTCCAAAAATTATTAAATCAATCCCATTAGAAACATTTGTAAGTAATGATGATAAGTTTCAATTTCATACTTATTTGTGTGTTGTAAAAGATGAATTTTTACCTTTACTAAATGACGAGCATAACGGATATGCTTGGGTTAGTTTTCAAAATTGGCCAAAGCCATTGCACATGGGATTACGCAACACATTACAAAATAAACAAAACTTAACTAAACTACAAACAGTATTTCAACTAGTTTCGTTATTACAAGAGTCGGATATCTAAATGAGTAAAGTATTAGTAATTGGTGATGTAATCATCGACAAATATATCTATGGTACTAGTACAAGGATTAGTCCTGAAGCACCTGTACCTATAGTTAATCTTGAAAATGTTTCAACATCTTTAGGTGGTGCAGGACTTGTTTATGAAAACTTAAAAAGTCTAGGTGTTGACATAGAACTATTTGAAACTAATCAACCTAGAAGTGTTAAAACTAGAGTAATTTGTGACGGACATTATATTACAAGGTTAGACGAAGATCAAAATGCAAATTCAGGTGTAGTATTAGATGAAGTATTATGTAGTGATTTTTCAGAATATGATTATGTAATATTAAGCGATTACGACAAAGGTGTACTAGATAATGCAAAACAAATTATTGCACACATTAACAGTCAAGGTCCTAAAGTAATTGTTGATCCAAAGCGTTATGCACATGACTATGAAGGTGCATGGTTAGTTAAACCAAATAACAGCGAATATACTAAGTTTGAATTTGACGAATGGAAAGGTAATATTATTACCACTGATGCAGGACGTAATGTTATTGCTACAATAGACAACATTGAATATACAATTCCTGTTGAACAAGTTGAAGTATCAGATGTTACAGGTGCAGGTGATTGTTTCCTTGCTACGTTTGTATATGCACTAACAAAAGGTTACACACATAAACGCTGTTTAGAATTGGCTGTCAAAGGTGCTACTGAAGCAGTTAAACATGTAGGCACACATATCATAACAATTGATGATATTAATGATACTATTGTATGGACTAACGGAGTGTTTGATATACTACATATAGGCCATTTAAAGCTACTTAGACACGCACACACGCTTGGTAAACGCCTAGTGGTGGGCATTAATAGCGATGCAAGTGTAAAGCGTTTAAAAGGTGAAACTAGACCCATTAACGATGAGCAAACACGCAAAGCCGCTTTGTTAGAATTGGGATTCATTGATGAGGTAATTATATTTGATGAAGATACACCAATAGAAACTTTGGTTAATATCATGCCTGACATAATTGTTAAAGGCGGAGATTATACAGTTGATACAGTAGTAGGAAATGAACTAGCAGAAGTTGTTATCTTTCCAATTATTGAAGGTGCAAGTACAACGAAAATTATAGACGAGATTAGAAAATGAATATTTTAATTACAGGACATGAAGGATTTATTGGTAAAAACCTTGGAGCATACTTACAATCTAAAGGACACAATGTTGAAGGCTTTGAATGGAAGCCAAACATTATACCAGATCCTGAACCATACGATAGAGTAATTCATTTAGGTGCTGTTAGTAGTACTACTGAACGTGACGTTGAAAAGATCATGGAACAAAATTACGAGTTCTCAATGCGTCTATTACAGCTATGCGATCAAAAAGGAACTACATTAATGTATGCTAGTAGTGCTAGTGTATATGGCGACAAGTTTGAAGAAAATGCTAAACTACAACCACAAAGTGGATATGCATGGAGTAAGTATTTGTTTGATAGATTTGTAATGCAAGTACCAGAGTTTATGGTTAACGTACAAGGATTTAGATTCTTTAATGTATATGGACCAGGTGAAGAACACAAAGGCGATCAAATGAGTGTGTTTCACAAGTTTGAAAAACAAGCTAAAGAAACAGGTGTTATAAAAGTATTTGAAGGTAGTGATAAAATAGATAGAGATTTTATCCATGTTGGCGATGTATGTGAAATTATCGAAAAATTTATTGATGTTGATAATACAGATATATGGAATGTTGGTACAGGTACACCTCGTTCATTTATGGAAATTGCTGAACTGTATGCCAAAAAGTATAATGCTAAAATTGAAGAAATACCTATGCCAGAAGAGCTTAAAGGACAGTACCAGTATTACACCTGTTCTCACAATAAAAAGTTAATTAATAGTATAGGCGTTCATAATTTTAGAACAATCGAGGAGTATATAAATGCCAGCAAGACATAGTGGTAAAGTAGACAAAGGTTGGGGATACGAATTAATTTGGGCAACCAATGATTTGTATTGTGGAAAAATTATGGTTTTTGAAAAACTTGGTGCAAAATTTAGTATGCACTTTCATAAAGAAAAAGATGAATCATGGTTTGTAAATAGCGGATCATTTAAACTTCGTTACATTGATACGCAAACAGCTACAGTAATGGAGAAGACTTTAGGACCAGGTGATACATGGAGAAATCCACCATTAATGCCACACCAGTTAGAAGCACTTGAAGTAGGTAGTAGTATTACTGAAGTAAGTACACCTGATTCTATTGAAGATAATTATAGAATTATTCCAGGTGACAGTCAAGGTGTTGTGGTACAACCAGAGGCCACACCAGATGCAAATCCACAAAGCTAACTTAGACTTAGACTTACGCAAATTAAAACATAATTGCAGTTTTGTTTATCAACAAATTATAAACGAAATTGCAATTCCTAACGATAAAATAGAAACTCAACATACTTCAATACCTACGGCAGTAAGCCAATACTATAATTTGTTTACTAGTATTATGCCAGGTATGTTTGAACTCCAACGTTCAATTAGAGAAGAATTTAAAAACATAGAACATGATACTAGTTTAGAATATTGGATTGTTGGTTGGTTAAATTATTGGCCTAACAAGGGTCGTACATTAGAATGGCATGGACACGAATATGGAGATGATGATAATTGTTTCCACGGATACATAGGTGTTCAAAGTGAACCATCACAAACATTATATCGTAACATAGGCGAAGAAGAAATTACTAGTGTTGAAAATAAAAATGGGCAGTTAGTTATTACTAATAGCAAAGGAGTTGAACACATGACTAGTGATTGGGAACAAGATGAACCTCGTATTACTATTGCGTTTAACATACAACCTAGAGAAACTGTTTTACAAGAAATAGGAAATAAACTTAATTACTATGTCGGCCTTTAAAAATATCTTTCCAGTTCCTATGCTAGAACATTTTGTTCCAGAGCGAATTGCTGACGATGTTGAAAACCTTTTAGTATCAAGATTAGATAGAATACCTAGACCTACTGACGATGCACCACATAGCACAGATTACTTTGAACCTAAAAAAGTAATAGACTTGTATACTGATGTTCCGGAATTGTTTAGTGAAATACAAGAATGTGTTAATAAATTCCAAGAAGCATGTAGCATTAAACATTTACCTCATACTAATCAATACGTATGGTGGACACAAGATTACCAAGAAGGCGATATACACAAAGAACACGAACACGGTATGAATAAAATATCTGGAGTGTATTGGGTAAGAGCAAATGAAAACGCTGGTGGATTATCTTTTAGAAATCCTAATCCTTATGTTGAGTATGCACACAATGAATATTCGCAGTATGGATATGGTAAGTACGAATTCCAACCTATGAAAGGTAAACTATTATTGTTTCCTTCTTACTTAAAACACCAAGTAGAGCCTAGTGGTAAAAACGTTATACGTTCCACTATTGCTTTCAACGTAGTATATTAAGCCTGAGCTTCACCCCATCTTAGAATGATGTTCGCAGTAGTATCTGTACCACCCGTCTTATAAACGTTAATTGCTAGTACGTCTGGACCATTTGGATATGTTCCTCTACCACCTAGTGTAGTATTTGTAAGTTCTTTCAATGCTTCAAGACTCAATGCACTCGATTGTCCTGATGTAGCAATGAATGAAAATACTGTTTCACCTGGTTGTGCGTAAGGAGGTTGTCCAAATAAGAACCC